AATAATATGTGTATATGAGCGTGAGTGGATTGTTTCTGAGAATGTCCATGTTGTGATCCAGTTCTCAATCTCTGGCAAACTTACAATAGGCGAAAATGCTTCTACTGGCGCACGACCTTGTACACTATCTAGTAAGATCTGACGCTTTAGGTTGCTTGTAAAGATATGACGCTCATGGTCACTAAGGGCTTTAAAGTCTTTGCTGTCTTTGGTTACATCAACTTCTTCAGGGCGCCAAAAGAATCCTAGTTGCTTGTCTGTAAGTCCATCAAAGCTTTTATACTTTAGCGTGTCATAACGCTGAATCGTAGGCCCACCTGTTGGATCTAGAAATGCTAATACTTTTGTGTGGTCTGCTTTATTTTCAGTGTTAAAAACGCTCATGTATATCTCTTACCCTTGTGTGTATATCTATAGTACTACTATAACACGCCCCAGAGGGCGTGTCAAGTATTAAATTGTGCAACCTTCGCAATCTTCCTCGTCTACTTCAACAACTTCAAGTTCGCCCATCATCTTGTTTACATCAACTTCGCCTTGTCCGTCATTGGTGTTAAAGTAATACAACTGCTTGCCGCCTAGTTTATAAAACATCAAAAGATGTTGTAGCATTGTACTCATTGGAATCTTTTCATCTTCAAAGTAAATTGGGTTGTAACTAGTGTTAACACTAATACCTTGGTCAATGTACTTCTGTAGCACAGCCATAATCTTGATATAACCTTCTGGCGACTGTTGATCCCATAACAAGTCGTACTTGTTTTTCAAACGCTTATACTCAGGTACAACTTGCTTGAGTACACCATGCTTACTCTGTTTGATACTAATTAAGCTACGAGGTGGCTCAATACCATTAGTTGCATTTGCAATCTGTGCGCTTGTCTCGGCTGGCATAAGAGCCATTAGCGTACTGTTACGAATGCCTGTAGCTTTTAGCTGTGCTCTAAGTGTATCCCAATCCATACGCTCAACATGTGGAACTAACTCATCCAAGTCTTTCTTGTATGTTTGGTTAGGTGTAATGCCGTGTCCGTATTTTGTTTCCATGTTGCCACTTGGTGCGCCAAACTCTACTGCTAGGTCAGCACTTGCTTTGATCAAGTAGTACGACCACGCTTCTGCCCACTCGTCTACAAGTGCAAGTCCGTCTGCATCAATGTGCTGATAGTTCAAGTCATTCTTAGCCAACCAATATGCAAAGTTAATAATGCCAACGCCTAAAGGACGGCGCTTCTCTGTAGATAACTGTGCTGCTAGGATTGGATAGTTCTGATAGCTCAGTAGTGCATCAAGTCCACGTACTGCCAAACGACATACACGTTCAAAGTCTGATGTGTGACGAATGTTGCCCCAGTTGATTGCACTTAGTGTGCATAGGCTAATTTCACCTTCTGGATCGTTTAGATCTTTAAGTGGCTTGGTCGGCAAGTCAATCTCTGCACACAAGTTGCTCTGTTTAATAGGCGCAACGTCAGGAAGGAATGCACCGTGGTCATTAGCATTGTCTACATTCTGCAAGTAAATGCGTCCTGTGTTCTTACGCTCTTCCATGAACGCACTAAACAATTCACTTGCTGCAATAGTCTTTTTGCGTAGTCGTGTGTTGCGCTCTGCTGTTTCGTATAGTTCACGGAACTTGTCTTGGTCTGCAAAGAAAGCATCATACAATCCTGGAACATCTGCAGGCGAGAACAAAGTTATATCGCCGCCTGTTACTAGTCTTTCATACATCAACTTGTTAAACTGTACACCGTAATCCATGTGTCGTACACGGTTCTCTTCAGTGCCTTTGTTGTTCTTTAGCACCAGCATGTCTTCTACTTCGAGGTGCCATACTGGGTAATAAATGGTTGCTGCACCGCCACGTACACCGCCTTGGCTGCATGACTTTACTGCACTTTGGAAGTGCTTGTAGAAAGGAATAATACCTGTATGATATGCATCACCTTTGCGGATTGGACTACCAATAGCACGGATACTTCCGCCACCAATACCAATGCCTGCCTTTTGTGAAACATACTTGACAACTGCTGCTGCTGTAGCATTGATGCTATCAAGACTGTCGTCCGTTTCAATAAGTACACAACTGCTGAATTGGCGCTGCGGAGTTCTAACACCTGCCATAACAGGAGTTGGCAAACTAATGTCGTGCAAACTAATAGCATCATAATATTCTTTCACCCATTGTAAACGGGTCTCTACTGGATAGTCTTGAAATAAACTTGCTGCAATAAGGATGTAGCACATTTGTGGTGTTTCAAAGATTTCGCCGCTTACTCTATTTTGTACTAGGTACTTGCCGCGTAGTTGCTCCATAGCAACATAAGTTAATGCATCGTCACGTTCGTGCTTAATGAACGTATCAATTTTATCCCACTCTTCGTCTGAGTATTTTGTAACAAGTTCTGCATCATAAAACCCTGCGGCAGTGTTCTTGTCTACTAGTTTCTTAATATGCCAAGGTTCAAAGCCTCCGTAAACTTCTTTGCGTAGTGCATAGTTTATAAGGCGTCCGCCTACATACTGATAGTTAGGAGTTTCTGCACTGATAAGATCTGCTGCTGCTTTAATTAAAGTTTCTTGGATCTCTTTGCTAGTTACACCGTTGTGGAATTGAATTTGACTTTTAAGTTCTACTTCGCTCGGACTAACTCCTGTAATGTTTTCACATGCATAAAATACAACTTTGTGTAGTTTTTCAATGTCTAGAAGTTCTTTGTCGCCGCCACGTTTGGTAACTTGAATCATGTACTTTGTCCTTTATCTTTTATTAGTTAGTTAGGTATTTATTGTTGAGTTGGTAGAGCATGGACAAGTTCAGAACGTAAAGTATTCGGCAATTTGCTTCTGTGTACATGTGTATCTCCGTTGAATCCGATAACAATGTCGTTGACAAAAAGTAAGTAATATGTCTCCGAGTTTTCATTGTCTCGTGTAATATGTATCTCATAAGATGCTTGGGATAAAACATCAGTTAACTGCAAGGTGTAACAAATTGCAAGAATCTTTACAAAGGCACAATAATTATTTTCCTCTAATAATTCCCATGCTGTCGGCCAACTACTTGGAGTAAAAGGATCTGCTGCAATTAAACAATACGGTGCTTGATTGTAGAAGTCAATTGCTTCCTGTATTGGATCTTGTGCAGATTCTAAACCGTGCCGGAACTCTCGCCAGAGTATTAGTCTGTCTTCATAAGTTTTATTAAACATTTATTATGACTTAGTTTTAACCTTATAATACATTGTAGCATTATCGCTACTAGTTAAGTTTAACATCATGATGGCTACTGTGTCAACCGATAAATCGCCATCTTCGTCATAATTTTGTGCAGTGAACTTTAAATTCTCGGCATAGGTATTACTACCTGTATAGTTATAATCATCTGAAAAAGTGAATGTATCATTTGTAGGATCAACAACTAGTGTCATTATACCAGTCCTCGATGCTGCGACAGTACTACTTTTATATACATATTCTATTTCATACCCTTTAGCAGTATCTGCAGGGAGTCTAAATAATTTAGAGTACTCACCCGACTGACCAATTGTTAATTGTTGTGTTGTGCTAAAATTTGTAATGGTTGGTCCTTTAACTTCGGGATGATAGACTACACCATTTTTGTATGCTTCTGTATATCCTAATTCTTCACTGCGCTGGAACCAATCACCTTCACTGATATTTTTAATACTGTCAAATTTAATTACTGGAGTTGATGCATTTAGTGCCGAGCCGCTATGATTGCCCACATTGTAAAACTTATTGTTTTTACTAGTGTTATCTATACCAGTTATTATATTGATTGCAGTTGTATAAATGTTATCAAATTTACTATTAATTATTTTATTGCTAATAGGACCAGTAAGCATTCCACTTGTTCCTAATATGGTATTTTCACCGAACATAAAGCCTTGATATAATGTATCAAACGTGCAATTTGTCCAGGTATTATCCTTAATATCATTTTCTGAATATACTGCATTTTGAAACTGTCGAAAAGTAATATTTTCAAATAGATTATTATTACTACTAACTGCGGTACTCAACGATACTAAACTTATTCCATCAAGGCCATCTATAGATGCGTCACCTAAACTATAAGAACCTTCTAGTATAATATCTTTAAATGTACTATCTTTACAACTCGACAAGTATATACCAGCGCCGCCTGTCGATTTAATGGTTAATCCTGAGATATGTATATTTCTTGCTTGATTTAATGTTGTACTAGTTGAATCGTCTGCATAAACACCAGGAGTACTAGTTTCATTTACTGTTTGAAATGCAGCAAAGCTTCCAGAATTAATAATAGTTTTATTTGCTCCTGCACCACGGATAGTTGCATACGGTGGTAGATAAATTATACCAGTAATATTGTACTCGCCTGCTTCAAGTATAAGTTCTACTCGTGCTTGCGTTGTGCCTTTGTTTGATGCGTTAAGATAGAGTTGATCAATTGCACGTTGTATGGCTACTGTTTGGTCTGTACCATCGCCGTTTGCACCAAATGAGCGGATGCTCACTCTGTCATCTAGTCTTGCTTGCAGTGTACGTAAAATAGGATTGTTAGGAGAGTCACCAGTTTGTACATTAAGACCTGTATTATACTCGTATGTATTTGCAAATTCAAATAAGTTATCAGTTTCGCTTAGTAGTTTAGTATTACCTACAAAAGGTGCGCCTTCAGATACACTACCGTTACCAATGTAAAGTTCTTGTGAGTCAACTGCCCAACCAAATTCGCCACTTGCAAGTTGCGGCAATCCTGATCCTGTGTTTTTTTGTCCTCTGCGAACTTGAATTCGACTGATGGATACTACGGCCATACTATAACTCCTATTTCATTATAGTAATATTTATCCAAACTTCTCGTAGTACTGCTCACAGCGTTTCCACCACTCTTGTGCCCAGTCATCAAACTCATCTGGCCATAGATCAAACTGCTGATACGTCTCTCCGCCTAGTTCAACACCATCATCTCCGCGACTACACATAAAGATGTGTCCTTCACGTATGTTGGTGCCGTGTACTTCGTTGTGTCCTAGTGCATAAGCAGTCATTTGTAAGTAGTAATCTTCTACCCACTCAGGCTTCTTAGGCTTGTTAGTTTGCTTAAAATCCATAATACAGGGCTGGCCTTTGTACTGTCCTACTAGGTCAGTTGTGCCTGCAAAGATGCCTGGAACATAAAGCGGAACTTCACTGCCCCATATCTCATCTACGTGTACCATTGCTTCGTCACGGATAACTTCTGCCATACGATATGCTTTTTTAGAATAAGGATTGCTGCCTGGATTCTCTGTCCACACGCCGTTATCCACATAATCTTCAAGATACTTATGCATGCGTGTACCTACGCCGCTGGCTTCAGTTACAATCTCTTGTGCTTTCTGTTCACCTACACGCTTCTTCCAAGCAATAAGATGCGACATATCCTTAGTACCACTGAGAATAGTTGTTACACTTGCTACAGGAGGTCCACCAGGTGCTGCGTAACGGCGCTTGCCATCTACTTCAACACGTTTTAGTTTCTCATATTTGTACTTTTCGATTATTAAGCTCAATCTTCTGGCTCCCTTGGTAAGTCTATGTCATAGTCTTCTAGATTAATACGCTGCATGCCAAATGGATCATTGAATGGACTATTGAATGGATCACTATTATAGAACGGATCTACTGTTGATAACGGATCGTCAATACCTTCTACAGACTGCACCTCTGGTATCATCTGTGTCATCATTTGTTCAATGCCGTGTTTGAGTGTAGCAGTACTGCCGGCACACCCACTACATGCTCCGCTTAGTTCTACTAAAACTACACCGTTTTCAAAGCTAACAAAGTTAACTTCGCCGCCGTGTTGTGCAACATTAGGTGCTACATATTGTTCCATTACTTCTGTAATGTTTTTAACTATTTCTTCTTGCGTTCGTTCAGTCATAAAAAAGCTCCTATTAGTGTATATAATAACACAAAATAGGAGCCTTGTCAACCGTTATTTTGATTTATAGTCTGCTATTGCTGCTTTGATAGCATCTTCTGCTAGTACTGAGCAATGTATCTTAACTGGAGGAAGTGCAAGTTCTGTTGCTAGGTCTGTGTTCTTTATTTGGGCTGCTGTTTCTAAGGACATACCTTTTACCCATTCTGTAACTAAACTACTGCTGGCAATAGCACTGCCACAGCCGTATGTTTTAAACTTAGCATCAGTTATGATATCATCTTCTACCTTAATTTGTAAGCGCATAACATCACCACATGCCGGTGCACCTACCATTCCAGTTCCAATGTTGTCTGCTGGATCCCACTTGCCAACATTACGAGGGTTCTCGTAATGGTCCATTACCTTATCTGAATAAGCCATGTTAGTCTCTTAGTTGTATTATAGTTCTGCGCCTACGTCTGTAGCGTTCTTAGCCATGTTACCTACAGTGTCACTTGGACGACCTGGGTTTCCTGGTACTGCTCCTGCAACATCATCTACTTCACTTTGTTTGAACTCGATCTTGTCTTGATCAAAGTTAGTTACAAGTTGTTGTATTTTAGGGTCTGCATCGTACATTGCTTTAAAACTTTCAAAGTCAAAGTTGCCCTTGCCTTGATTGCGCATGTATTTGTCTAGCTTTTTCATGGATAAAGCAGCCACGCCGGCTGCTTTTTGTTGTCTTAATAAAGCGTAGATGACACTGCCATCTACTCCTTCATTTACTTTTTTTTTGAACGGTCTATTGACTCACGCTTCTCACGTCCGCCTAGCTCTTCGCCGCCTGCTGCTGCGTCTGCTGCTCCAAACTCGTCGTCTGCTGCTGGCTCTTCCATGTCCATTTCTGGCTCACCATCAATTGGCTCCATTTCTGGATCTACTGGTTCTTCAGCGCCCATAGTGTCCACTGGCTCACCTTCGCCAGTTAGCATGCCTACACCGCCTGTTAGAGCAATACGTGTTGTTTCCATCACGCCATACATTGCTTCTAGTGCTGGTTTAACTGCTGCTGTAAATGCTTCAGCTTGCTCACTACCCATTTCGTCACGGATTGCATCGGCTAGTTCTAGCATGGATTCAGTTTGCATTTCTGCTGTGTCTTCCATCCAGCCAGTAACACGATCAACCATGTCCTTAGCTGCCATTACTAGCTCTGCTTTGTCTTCTTCGCCTTCATTAACTTGCTCAATAGCTTCGTCAATTGCAGTTGCAACGTCATCACGTTCGTGTAGTGCAGCGTTAAGTACGTCTAGGAACAATTTGTTCTTAGAATGTCCTTTTTGCTGAACAGCATCAAAGCTTTCAGTTGTTTCTACATTAAATACCTGAGTGCGTAGTTTATTACGAGCGTCTTGTAGTTGCTCAGTTGTAAACTCGTCAATGTTGATCTTTGAACCAAAGCGTTGTGCTAGGCTTTCATTTAGTTTGGCGGCTGTTAGCGGCTTTGAAAATTCTCTAATTTGCATTTTATTCTTCCTGTTGATAGGTGTTCTATAATATATTTATCACTTAACAAAAAATATAACGATCTAAAAGGCTACGCACACGCTGTGACTCTTGTATAGCAACATCTAGTCTAGTTTCTCTTATTTCTCTTTTACTTGCATCAGATGTATTACGAATTGAATTTCTATAGAATATTGCATCGTTATAATGTTTTAACATTGTGTCGTCAAATTCCATTGCAGTTTCAGTGATGTCAATACCTTGTGCAAGATTTTTAGCAATAGCAACTGCTGTTGTTTTAAAATAGGTTCTTACTACTTGTTTATTCTCTTTAGCGTCATATATCAAATAGCCTTTAGGACTTTTGCGAACCACAATATGTTTGATCCGAATACTATTTCCTCGTGCAACAGGGATAGCACTGTCTTCAAGTCCTCGATTAACAATTTCTTCCAGATCATGTATTAGTTTTTCAGTTGTCATTCCGTATCACCACTATCGTTCCACTCTGTGTTTGTACTTTACTTATTATACTTTTACGAATTAGATTATTGATAATGGTTTGCTCACGCTCAGGAAATGATCCTAGCGGACGGACAGAGTCGATAGTTTCCAAGAGAGCTTTCTCTTCATTGGTCATATATATCTCATCAACTATGTCTATGATTCTCATTTTATGCTAGATAGTTGCTGTTGCAACGCCCTTAATTGTTCTTGTGTTGATTTAATTTGTGCTTGGACTTGTTTCTTTTGGTCTGCTTTAGCTCGCATAGCTTCAGGACTTTTATCATCAGTTCCTGGTGCGGCAGCGCCCATAGATTGTCCTACTGCTTGTCCTACTGCTTGTCCTGCTGCTGCCCCTGCTGCTTGTACGCCAGTTTTTGCTGCGCCAGCTACGCCACGTGCTGCTGCGCCGCCTACTTTTGCTGCGCCTCTGGCTAATGCTGCTCCGCCACGTAATGCTGCTCCGCCAACTGCTGCTGCGCCTCTAGCTACTCCTGCTGCAATCGCTGGGATGACTTCATCAGTTCGTTCTTCAGTTATAATTTCATTCATCTTCATATTCTTGCACCTCTGCGCTTGGTCTTGCTTATTGTTCTTCGTCCAGTGTTCAGTCTTTTTAATCTTTGACTTGCTGGATTTGTTCTTTTAGTTCTGTTACTCTTTGTACTTATGACTGAACCCTTTTTGCGACGAGTCTGTTTGAGTGTGTTAGACGCTTTCATATTCTTAGGAGCATTGCATGTTGCAGGCTTTGCAACAATACGTCCTTTACGTGTACCACTTGTGCAACGATACTTGCGCACAGTCTTGTTTCCAGTCTTACCAAATATAGTAGTAACACCTTCTCCAATAGTATCGTTATACAGATCACGTAACAACATTAGCGTCTTCTTTTGTTTAACGACTGAATACGCTTGCTTGCTGGATTAATACGCTTAGTCTTTTTAGATTTGCGTATCATTCTGCCACCAAGTCTAGCCTTAGTCTTCTTTAGCGTTTGGCGCTTCTTTATGTCTGGGGCTGCAAAGCACTGTGCCATCTTTGCAACTACACGGCCTTTGCGGGGGCCACCTGAACAACGGAACTTGCGCACAATCTTTTTACCAGATCGGGCCCATGTTTGTCCTTCTTCAAGGTTCTCTTCTGCGGGGTCAATAAAAAACTCACGTAATAACATATAGTTATTTATCGTGAGCGGAAGGTTACTGTAATAAAATTACTATAACTATGGATACTAAACTAGCAACAACTGTGCCTGCTGTGCCAATAAGCACTTTGGTCATTGACTTCTGACCTTCTAAAATATCTGAATGGATGTGTTCGATTTTTGTTTCAACTTTGCCGAGGCGGCCTTCTAACGCTTCATAGCGTATTGCACATAAATCAACATGTGCTTCTAGATTTGTTCTTTCTAGCTCAGTGGCCATCTTATTCTCCGTTTAGGTAAAGTACTGCGTTAGCCTAGTTGTATGATTTAAGATGCCTGGTAGTTTTAACACTACAAAGTTATTTATCAACTATTTCAAATAATATGTTGCATTTAGCGGTATCTTTGGTAAGAAAATGTGCATTTTCAAACTTTGCTGTTTCATCTAACTGTGTGATAATTGGTATTAGATCGAAGTCATTCACAAGTGTTTCAATGTCTAATGCGCCTTCATATTCCATATCAAACACATATTTCCACACACTTTGTTTAGTCTTGTAGGATGTTCCTAGTCCTAGTTTACTGGGCAATTCTTTAACAACTTCAGGTGCTTTAACATACGTTGGATTTACTCTCAACCCAATTGTTTGCATAACTGTAAGGAAGTTTTGTTGCTGGCGATATTGTTTAGGATCTCCGCCGCGTCGACTGCCGGTCTCAGTTATGTCTACAAGTGTATGTATTATAAATCTCATACAGTATTTAAGTCATAAAAAAACAGTCACTCGTTAAAGTGACTGTTTAGTGTGCCGTAGCACGATTCTAAGGTAGTTAGAATTTAGTCTGTGAACGTTGCAACTAGTGCTGCTGTTACGCCTGTTACACCGCGGTAGTTTTCGCCAGGTGTTAATACGCCTGTGCCTTGTACTGCAACGTGTGCAACGCCAGTTCCTGTGTGAGCAACGCCTGCAATGCTTACTGCATCGTCTGTGCCTGCTACGCCGCCTGCTGTTAATGCTGCTACTGCTGCGTTAAGATCAGCAATTGCTGTTGTTGTGATTGCTGCTTTTGTTAGCGATAAAATGCGTGTGTTTGGTCCTAGACCGTTACCTGCAATTACGTTTACGCCGTTTGTTTTTGTTACTGATGCCATTTTATATTCTCCTGAGTTCTAATGGTAAAATAAGATTCTCTTCTTATTGTATAATATTATTTATCATCTTAAAGAAAAAATAGTAGTTAGTTAGCCTTTTTTAGCTCTCTTATGTACTGCTCTTAGTTGCTGTACTGCACCAGGGCCTGCTTTTACAATGTCATCTATCATTTTAATAGCCGGTAAATAGGCTGCAACCATGTTTGCACTTGCTGCTTTACCGTCCTTGGCTTGCTCTAAGAACTTCTTAGTAAGTGCTAGGTTCCTGTCTCCTACTAGATATCTATACAATGCCAGTTCAGCACCCGTTGTACTTAGGTCAGGTGTTGATATAGTTGGTTCTGGATCTATTACACTTGCTTTTTCTAAGTTCTTTACTGCTGCAAACTTTTCAAAGTCTTCAATGATGTCTGAACTGCGTAATTTAGCACGAACAGCAAAGATAAGGCGTGTGGATATTAAACGCTTCTCTGCCTTAGTCAAACGTGCAAAGTTCATTAGGTTTCTACGTATTGCCTTGTAGTCACTGTTGCTAACTTTAAGTGCAGATTCAATTGCTTGAAATAGGTTGTTTACTTGCACAGGAGTTTTGCCTTGTGCTATTGCATTAATGTATCTATTAATAGCCGATGTAGGTAGTTTTGTACTGGCCCGCATACGTTTTGCACTGTCAGGATCTTTTAGTTTATCTTGTGCTCCACTGTCTCCTACAAGGAAGTAAGTAAAGTTGTAGAGGTCGGTGCCCATAATGCGATACATTTTGTATTGTTCAAAGCCTGCTGTCTTCTTTGCATAACGCCGTACATATGCTTGAAAGTCTGGATACTGTCGCATAGTTTCTAATGCCAACAGTGTTAGATACATGCGTTCACCACAGTCAGTGTACGTCAACTTCTTAGCGTTGCCGTTGTCTTTGGTCATTCTTGACTCGTGCAAATCTCTCAAGAAAGAATAAGGTTCTTCCTTAGTAGGCGTAACTTCATGTCCGCCTTCAAGTTCTGCCCATTGTGCTGCGGTAAACTTTTCAGTCATTATTTGGCCATTGCTGCTTTGCGAGCTTGTGCATCAATCTCATCATCACTTGGGCCGCCGAAATCATCTTCTGGTTCATCTTCTGGCTCTGGATCTGCTACTTTAGGAGCAACACCTTTTGCTGCTAACTTCTCACCAAATGCTAATAGTGTTTTAATTGTTGCAGCGTTTAGACCAGTTGCTTTCATTAGACCATTTAGATCTTTTGGTCCAAATGTTGTGCCAAACTTTGTTAGTTCGTTACCAAGACTTGACATTTGATTAAACATACCAATCTTAGCATCGTCTGCACCTTTCATTGAAGCTGTTTCACTGTGCGTCATCAATGCTCTGCCGATGTTTGCAAGTTTCTTGTGCTTAGGATCTGTTTCCATTCCTGCTTCTGTTACTTCATTAATTTTCATTGTCTACTTCCTTAATTTGGTTGCCATCTTGTACGTGGCACTAGTTTAGTCTTTGATCCTAGAGCAACGTATCCTTCGCCGCCCTGTTCGCCTTTTGTTGTTGCTTTAACGTCTGCATCGGCGCTGTCTAATTGATCAATAATATGATCCTTTGCAGTCATAATTTGTTTTACAAGTCCAAATATAGCAGGTAATGCTTTAGGTGACTGTTTGGCCATCTCTTGTATTTTCGCCTGCTTGTTTGGGCTTACTTTAGATGTACTTAGCCAATCAAAGAAACCGTTTTCAATATTCTTTAATTGCTGTGTGCGTGTCATATGATTAACATATGTATAAATGATGTTCTTCATATCACTTAGCCCTGCAACAGGAGCAAGGAAGTTGTCAATTAATTGTGCGTTCTTGTCTGCTGTTGCTCTAATACTTTTAACTTCAGCAGTGTCTACTTTAGGTTGATGTGTTGTATAAGTCTGTCCTAGCACTACTACATCATTACTATTAAGTTCTTCTACATCCGTAAAAGGAGTTGCTGACTTTGAACCAAACTCTTCAAGTTTTGTGTGAACTACTACACCCACTTTTGAGTTCGCTATGCGCTCGCCGAGTGGGCCATTCGTGTCAACTGTGTACTTGACTTTATTTGGTTCAAATTCTACAGCACCTTTGGTTGCTGTGAATGGTTTGCGTGGACTGTATAGCAAGTCACCATAAACATATCCTCGGAAGCTTCCAGGAGTTGCTGATTTCATTAGTTCAAACACTTCTGCCATCTCTTCGCCGAAGTCCTTGCGCCAAGGTTGTTCTTCTACACCCTTGCCTGAATTTTGTATAAAGCGTGATAGGTCATCTGCGCTTGTTGACTTGTTGCGTCCCCAACCATTCTTGCCTACAAGAACAAACTCGCCGTTAGGCTCACGTCCCCAATAGATAGTAGGATTGCCGTCCCACTTGATTGCAACGTCACTGCTGTCATTGCCCATCTTGTCTAGGATGTCTGCTGCTTCTTGTGCGCCTTTAGATCCTTTAATAAACACTAGGTCTTCTAGATGATTATACTCGCGACCTTTAAACTCTTCAGTTAGGACTGTGCGGAACTCTCCAAATCTCATCTGTTAAATGCTCCGCTTGACATTACACTACTGTTTAGCATGTTGCCACTTAGTTCTTTAATACGTGCAAGTTGCTTGTCTTCTAGTGTAGCATAACCAGTCGGTGTTTTAGACTCAGGTACTTCTTTGCCAGCCTTTTCCATTGTTTCTTTCCACGGAGCAATTAACTGTTCGTAGTTTGGATCTTTCTTTAAGAACGCAAGCATGGTTTCAACAGTATGCGTGTCTGGTTCTTTTGCGCCTTTGCCTAATAACAACGGTGCAATTTTATCCCATGTAGCAGCAATTACTTCATCGCCTTTGGTAGGATCAACTAATCCAAACTTAGGACTAA